AACGACGGTACTGGTCGCCAAGGCGGCGTTGTCGAAGTTGAGACTGCCCCCTCGGCTCCCGATTAGATTTTCGTCCATTTGATTCTCCTATTACGCAGTGAGAGTGAGGGCTGCAACATCAACAGCCGTGATTGACACAGTGTTGTTTGCAGCAGCGGTGTTGCAATTGACTTTAACTAGGTCAGCACGCAGAGCGTTCACCTGCGTACGGATGGCAGCCAAATCGAAAAGTGCCGAGTCAAAGAGCTTTTTCAACTCCTTGTTCGACATCCCTCCGAGATGGCTGTGACCTACCCGTGTTTTGATTGAAGCCATTGGTTTCTCCTTGGGCTATCGCCCGGTCAGGTTAGAGTGCAGTCCGCGCAACTTCCGCAACCGCCATCCAGCCATTGTTAGTCACCAATGCCGCGCTCCAGAACTTCGCGCCCACGTAACCGCGCTGGCCGAGAATGTCAGCCTTGTCCTTCTGGGTGTGCGGGATCACGCTGAGGTCGATGCTCTTGGAACCCTTCAGCGCTACGTCGTAGGTTGCATCCGCTCCGCAGACGATCATCGGGTACACGTCGGCAAGCGTTGCGCCGGACGAGTACAGATCGGTGCCGGAAATGGCTGCCCCGCTCTCAGCGTAGGCCGCGAGTTCAGGCGAGCAGACGAAGCGGAAACGCTCCACCGAACCCAGCTCGTACTCGTTGATGACCTTGCGCTGCGCGTACTTGGCGGTGGGAACGAAGCCTTCAACGTCCCTGATGTCCGGCTCGAGGTCGGTATGGCAGAACACGAGGAACCCCGCTTCGATCGCGGAAGTGTCGTATTGCGGGCCAGGGGCCAGGATACGGTTCTTCATCTTGCCGTGGTTCGCCAGAATCGTGGCCGCGATGTTGCGCAGCAGATTCAGGGTCACTTTGCCATCCACCGTGCCGCGGGAAGTGCCGGAACTGTAGAAAGCGTTGGTCGCGGCCTTCATAACGCCGAAGCGCACCATCTCGCGCACCAGCCCCATGCGTTCGCCGCATTGAATCTTCATCTCCTCGGGGATGTCATCCTCGTAGAGTTCCGCAGCCTTGTCGGTGTAGCTGTAGAGCGCAGCGTATTGCTGCAACTGCACGTTCACGTCCTGCGGGGTAATCGTGTCCGCAGAGGGCGTAACGCCTTCTACAGTGATATGCGCGGCAGCCGTGACCGACCAGCGGTTGATGGTGTTGGCGTTGGTAGTCGCCGCCCCATAGGGCAGCCAGCGACGGTAGGTGATGTTGTCGCCCTGGTTCTTGGGCATGGGTTTCATGGTGCATCCGAGCGAAAGAACCTCAATGGGCTCAGCGTGGGCAAGCGTTTCGCCCTTGATCTCATTGATTCGCCCAGCATTGGTCGAATAGGTTTGCATGTGTTACTCCTTGACTACCTTCCCCTAGCGCGTTTATAGCCTCGGGAGAAAGCGGCCTCATCGTCTATGACTTGTTGAACCGGAGCAGCCCCGCTGCCTTTCGGCGTGATGGCGGCTTCCAGCTTGGATTTGGCCTTCACTTCGGCCTTGTGCTTCTCCTCTGCCCACTTCTTTGCTTCAGTGATGGCAGAGCCAGCCACGACTGCGCGTGGGCTTGTGACCACAAATTCTCTGCGGTCTGCGGGGAGGGTTTGCAACCAGCCTTTGAAGGTGTCCGTTTTAAGGAACGCCTCGTAGTCTGAGTGCATGTAGGAGAGCAGTTCTGTCTGCGCATCCTCTGAAACCTTGGTGATCCGGGCCTCCATTGCTGCGAGGGCGGGAGCCAGTTTCTCCGCGTGATACTTGTCGGGGTCGAATGCTTGCCCCTTGGTTTCCGCTACGACTTGCGCCGCTTCGGCCCCACCAAGGATGTCGGAGAGGTCTTGCGCCAAAGCTGCGCCGAGTCCGGGCAGCTCGTCATTGACCCGCTTCAGGGCTTCCGCAGTGATCTTGCGGCCGGTTTTGCCGGCGGAAAGATTCTTCGTGAGTTCCTGAACGGTGCGATTGATCTCACCGATCTTGCTGTAAACTTTCCTGACTTCCTCGTTGACCTTGGCTCCAGCCGATCCGGCTTTCGCCATCTCAGCTTTGAACTCAGTCTCAGTCAGCCCGAATACCTTGGGCGTCTCCGGTAGCGTCTCCTGTTTGGTTCCTGGGGTCGCTTCCGTTTTCCCGTCAGCAGTTGCCTCTGGTGTTACTGTCGCTGCGGTGTCGGTTTTTTCCGCTGGCTCGGGAGGGGTGTCGTTTCCCCGCGCTTTGCCATAGCCCTTTGCAAAATCAGCTTCCGCAGTTGCGGCAATCTGCTCAGGGGTCTGCTGCGGTACTTCGGGTGTTGCCGGTATCACTTGGTCAGTCACTGTTAACGCTCCGTACATAAAAAAACCCGCACGAAGCGGGTCAGAAGTGAGGAGCCGAAGCCACTCACAAGGATGCCGGACCTCTTGCGAGGGCGGGCGGTATTCGATTAGTCTTTGAACAGTTCGTTTCCGTCGTTCAAGACGGGCGTATCCTTCTCAAGCGAGAGCAACGCCTTGACCTCTGCGATGCGCCCGCGAATCTTGGCGGTCTGCTCGGCGGTCAACTGGCCATCGTTCGAGGAACGTAGCAGCGTCAACCGCGCCTCGTAGTGTTCTTTCAGCCGCAGCCATACCGCCGATTGGCGATCATGGGTGTCAATCAGAGCGGCCATACTTATCCATTCCTTATCTGCACGCGATGCACGCACAGCCCCGGAATGCGGGCGCGCTCGATGTCGAATGATGCCCAGTTCGCCTGAGAAAACCGGCATTCATAACGCGAGCATCCGTCACGCTCAGGGCACACTTGGCCGGCGCACTGTGTGTGCCCGTCAACGCGCTGTTTGAATAGTGTCATTTCTGAAACGATTGTCCTTTCGGTGCGCGCCCAGCGGGTTCCGTGGGCGGTTTAGCGGCAATAGTCGCCGCGCTCAACTGCTTCTGTGTAGTCAACTGCATTGCAGTCTTGGCCAACATCGCCTTGAGTTCATCCAAGGTGATAGATTTCTTGCCTGACTGTTCCATGTTATTCAAGGCAACATCCAGCGCCCTGTCCTTGGCGTTCTCCTGCTTCTCGAATGCCTGCTCCATCTGTGTGATCTTGGTGTCGAAATCTCCCCTCAACTTGGCAACGGCCATGCTGTTGTCCTGCGGCCCCTTGCTCATGTTCTCGACGATCTTCTTCCACTCCTCGTCGTCAAACTCGAAGTTCTTGGGATCAAACTTCCGTGACTTCAGGAACTCCTGCGCCCACTTCTTCGGGTCAAGGCCGAACACTGGGTTGGTGACGATCGCCGCCATCTGGATGATCTCTTGAGCCTGCAGGTCGCGCTCGACCAACGCCGAGGAACCGCGGGCATCAATCACGAAGTCGCCCTTTTCCTCGTCCTTTCCATACTGCAAGAGCCACGCATAGTAGCGGCGGATATGAGGCTCGGTGATGCAGTCGTCAAAGGTGCGGGCCAGCCTACGCAAAACGGCTGAAGCATTGTTGGAAAGCATGGTCATGCCGCCCACGGTATCCGGCGCCTGTCCCATCTGGCCCTGCAGCAGCATGGGAAGCCCAGTGGCATCCTCCATCAGCTTCATGCCGAACTGGATAATCTTCATGAGTTCCGCTTGACGGCTCGGGATCTCGAAGAAGGTCATAGCCTTATTCACATCGTCAATATCGGCGTCCTCGCCGACGTACCAAACCTTGCGTGGAGTGACGTTATTGTTCCCGTCAGCGCCATGAATCAAGCCTTGCTTCATGACCATCTGGAATCCGGCAGAGATCCCGGCGTTGTCCATCAGGTTGCGCGTTGCCGCAGTCGTGACTCGTTGGGCTGTGCGCCCTTGGCGACTGACCCCATTACCCCACGGCAGCCCGGATTTCCTCTGCCACGGCATGATGTCGTAGGGGAAGTCTCCGGTTTCTATTGGATTAAACGTAGCCTTAACGACCCGCGTGTTGATTATCTCGACCATCGCGTTCACCGTCGGGCCAATCTCCTCATCGCAGTGACAGCCGGCGGCCTCCATGTCGTCCTTGTCCAAGGCGCCGTAGTAGTACCAAATCTCGAATCGCTTGTCGCCTTCCCGGCCTTCGATGTGCTTGTCCGGCTCCTGCTTGGACGGAGCCACGGCCTTCATTGGGCCTTCCTTCAGAACGAGCTCAAGCTGGGAGCGAATGTAGTGCGGGCTATCCAACAAGTCTTTGACCTGCTTTTCCGTGATGTCGTCGCGCTC